CCAACCCGATGGCTTCGATCTCTTCCAGCCTCTTCTTGAAGAACCATGGCCGGTATGCACCGCGGAGCACCGAGCGGCCCTCGGGCGAGTTTTTCACTGAGGTGGTGCGGAAATGTAACGCTTTCTCTATCGGTATGAAGGTGAGTTGATAGTCGGGTGGTGCCAGCTGCCACATGCCGAGGACGTCGCCGTTGCGGGTCAACGCCCAACGCTGCAACGAATCCTGGGAGCGGATACCGAACCGTCGCCAACCGATTTTGCCGTCGTTGAACCGTGACGGGGCGGGCCGGGATTTTTCGGGGGTGATGCCGGACGGGACACCAGACACTTCGTCTTGGAACACCGACGGGATTTGGAGTTCTTTCTGGTTGTAGCGCCGGATCTTCTGTGGTCCCTTGCGACGCTTATACACCTGCTCGAAGTAGGCCCAGCCGTAGGGGAGCATGGTGAGCACTTCGGCGACGAAGTCGGCCCAGGTGCCGTCCATGTCGTTCATGCAGCCTTCGATGAACTCGGCGATTTCGACGTCTTCTTCGTCGTCGGATGCCGGTTCGACATGCCACTGGACTTCGCGTAGCAGCATCTCGATGGCGAAGAGGGAAGCCGACACGACAGGGTCGTTGTGCGACATTTCCTGATAGACCTTGGCGGCTTTGCGGCCCTGGAGTTGCGGTAGGAACTCTTCGAACAGGGTGCCGGAGAAGTGTTTTAGGCCGGTGACGCCGAGTTCGTTGGCGGCCCAGCGTTCGGTGACGCCGGACGTTTTCGGTTTCTGTCCGTTGGTAGCAGGCGACGTTTCGGCGGTGGTTTCGGTATCAGCCACTCGCGCTCCTTCGACAGTTGGGGCGCTCGTGTGGCGCTCGCCTACTTGAGGGTTGTTGTTGAGTGTACCCGGTTATTGAGGGAGAGTCATCCCTTTGGTGGCTTCGCTTTGAGAGCGTGGAACAGCAGGGCGATGTTGCGGTTGATTTGGGTGAGGGTGGGTTCTAATCCGGTGTTGACGCCATACAGGTTGGCGCACACGTCACATAGATCCGTCTCCCCAATGTACTCGCCCGCGTACATCGTGCTGGTGGCGTCCGGGTACTTCTTGGTTCGCTTCGAGAGGTTGCAGTGCGCGCAGCTCATTTTGCTCCTTCTCCTGGTCGCGGATGATTCGTAGATGTGCCCGTTTCAACGCTGCGAGATAGTGCAACAGGTGTGGGGTGGGGAGATTCTCGACGTCTCCGGCTTTCATCACGATTCCTCTTTGTAGCTTTTGGCTGTGGCCTGGGACAGTCTCAGTCACTAAGCACACTGTGAAACAGTTTTCTCTCTGCTTCCAGTTTCGCATTACCTCTGCTCTCGAAACGGGTCCGGTCCCGAGCCACAGCCGTGGACTATGATAACATATCTACGATCCCTTAGGAGGTATCACAGAATGGACATTGAGCTTCCCATTGAGCTGGTGCCTGTCAACGAGCCACCTCCGCGTGAAACCACACGGACGAACTCGAACCGGAACATCCCGTGGGGTGTCGTCCTCGACGCAGCCGCGGGGCAAGGCTGGCAACGCATCGACTACACGTCAACCAACGAACTGTCGTATGTGGAGAGCCGACCGGAACAGCTAGCTCACAACCTTCGACAACACCACGGGGTGCAGGCGACTGTGCGACAGGGCAGCGTCTACATTTCCGTGCCGAAAGATCGGGAGGCATAGGACACCATGTTGCGCCGAACACCTCGGCGTACGGTGGGGGATGCGCTTCGACCATACACATGTGTGCCTTCGTGCACGGCAACCCCGGATGCCCCTTGGTGGCGGCATGAACCCGACTGTCCTACCCGTCGCAACAGGTCTAAGACGGCCCCGAAGAAGTCTCGGTTTTGAGTTGGTCGAGGTAGTAGGCGGCGACGTCGGGGAACACAAGCTCGCCGCATTTGACGCAGGTGAGGCCCCGCATCGACGGGGACTGTTCCGTTTTGGGGTGGTCGCATTGGGCGGGGATGATCCGTCCCGTATCGGCCCCTTCAGGTTTCACGTTGAGTTGCGTTATCAGGTCATCGGATCGCATGTTGCCTCCTTTTTCACGACGTCGTGAAAATCTGCCTCGGGTGGTGGGGGTATGCGCCACACCCGCGGGTACGGGCCGTCGAACCCGAACGGTGCCCAACAGATGTGGCCACCGGCGGTGCGGAAATATCCGTACACCACTGTTTGGGTGCGTTGGAACCAGAGGGTGTGCACTTCGCCCACGTCGATACCGTGCTGTTCGAGATACTGGTCAACGGCAGCTCGGCCTTCCGGTCCCATAGCGTGATAGCCAGTGACGTCGAGTTTCCTCACAGCCCCTTTTCCCGTTCGTATTCGCATTGGCCGCATCGGCCGTGCGGGTTGGTTTTGTGCATCGGGTCGTACGGGTTGAGACCGTATTTTTTGCCGTGGATGCAGCGGGTGGCGAGTTGGCCGCTGGCGAGCACAATGACGGATCGGCCGTTGATGATGGTGTACGGCTTGTTGCGGTGGTCGTGCCCGTGAACCCGGTAGGGACTCATTTAGGAGCCTCTCCTTCCTGTTAGCTGTGATTCCAACTATAGATCCCACGGCGACGATGAGCGAGTCACTTGTGTGTCGTCGGCCCACACGAACACGTCATCACCCACGTCCCAAAACGACTGGATCACAGCGTCACCGGCATCAGTGGACCGGCCGAGCCGTTTCTTGATGTCGTCTTTCGATTCGACTTGCAGGTTGCCACCGGACATGACCCGGAACTTGGGGGCGGTCAAGTCGCCGATGAGGCGTTCGTCGGGAGGCAAGGCGATGTCGAACTCGTTGGCTGGGTCCAGCATTTCGCGCATGTTCCACCATGCTGCGGAGCGGACGTTGGTGAAACCGAGTTCGTCGGTGCCGTCGCGGCGCTTGGTGCTTTTGGCGGCGTTGAATGGGAACACCCGTGATTCGCCGTACTGTTCTTTCAGGCGGGCGACTACTCCTGCGCCGATGCCGATGACGTCGACGATGGCTTTACCGCGGTAGATGATGGTTTCGGTGCCGTCGGGTTGGGGGCGTCCCCGTTGGGCGTTACCTTCGATCACTCCGGCGATGCGTCCAGCTTGGGTCATGGTGTCGCCGGTGGCGTAGTAGCGGAGTCCGGTGCCGTCGGCGTGTGCGCTGGGTTGTTCAACGATGTGGTGGCCGTGTCGGATAGCTAGGACAGTGTCGTCGTCTCCTGTGTCGGCGATGTCGCAGCCGACGTTGCGGAAAGCGGGCAGGTCGTCGCGTTTGCCGTCGCCGTACAGTTCGTCCCATCGGGTGGTGGCGGCTTCGACCCAACGGAGTGGAATGACGCCGTCTTCCTCGGCGGTGGCGAACTCGCCGAGGACACGGTTGATGTATACGGCGGATTCTTCGCCCCATTGGCGGCGGCGGTCGTCGGCCCACTTTTGGTCCATGCGTCCGGCTTTGATGGCTTCGTCTCGGGTGACGTGCCGAACCCACCAGTCTTCGGTGCCGGGCATCCGTTTGTGGATTTGGTAGAAGCGGCCTTGCGGTTCACCGGGGGTGGAGATGGCGAGTGCGTAGGCGTCGCCGATTGAGAGGGCACCTTCGGCGGCGTCGAAGATCGCTTCGGGAATGATTTTGGATTCGTCGAACACGTACAGGATGTCGTCGGCGTGTGCCCCTTCGATTTTCTCTGGGACGTCGGAGGCAACAGCGAACGCTTCCCCTGTGGCGAGCTTGATCGACATGGCCAAGAGTTCTTGGTTGCGGATCAGTGGGGGACGGCCGAGTGCTTCGTAGTCGAGTCGGCGTAACCATTTGCGGATCTCGGGCCATAGGAAGTGGGTGAGTTGCCGCCAAGCTGATGCGGTGGTGATGACTTTCCAGTCGCGGCCGGGCACGCCGTCTCGGGTGAACACGAACCAGTTGATGACCCATGCGGCCATGGCGGTTTTGCCGAGTCCGTGGGGGCCACGCACCGAGACGCGGCGTTCGGCGGGGAGTTTCCCCATGGCTTCGTCTTGGTAGGGGGCGCGGAGTTCGTCGTGTCGCCAGTCGTACATGTCGTTGGTGAACCCGACCGGGTCGTTGCGATAGTGTTGACGCACTTCGGCGTCGCCGCCACCTAGCAGGACTGCGGCTCTGGTGAACGACGGGTCGAGACGTGCGGTCATTCGGTTTGGTCTCGCAGTGTGGCTGTCGAGTTGCGACGTTTCATGGTGTTGCTGGCTTGTGGTCGGGGGTGACCCATACGATGTTGCGGTTGCGTCGCATCCCAGAGTCGACTGCTAAACCCAAGTCTTTCAGATCGGTGAACCGTGGACGGATCGAATACTCTTTGACAGAGTCGTGGCCGCCGAACATTTCGTGTGCTTCTTTGGCTGTGACACCTTGCGCTCCGGCAGCTCGGAGTACCTGGTAGCACTTGTTCCGCCAAGTAGTGGCGTCGACCCGTTGGGCGGCGTCCCGCTCAGTGTCGTGAGCGTCGCGGTGCACGTACCGTTTCGGATCGGGCAGGTCGGCGAACATGTCTTGCTGGATGGGGCCGTCGTCGACGCCTTCCCGACTGTCCTTTGCTCCGCAGAACGGGCAGCGGGTGTCGGCGTCGCCTTCCCATGACTGTTCACAGATGTTGCAGGTGCGGATGGAACTCATGGTTCTCCTTTGCTTTTAGCTGTCGACGGTTACGAGTCTCAGATGTTTGGCGGTGACGCCGCGTAGCCGGTCGGCTGCTGTGGCGTCGAGTTGGGCTTCAGGGTCGTTGAAGACGGCTTCGAGGACTTCGACGAGTTTTTCGCCTTGGCGTTCGGCGATGCGCACCATACGTTCGGATAGGCCGATGCGGGTGGCGGTGGCGGCGTAGTTGAACAGGCGGTCGCGTTCGTCGTTGTAGAGGGTGACGAAAATGTGGGGTGCCGCTTTGTTGGGTTCGGTTTTGGAGCCGGTGTATCCGGCGATGGCAGCGTTAGCTGTGATTTTGAGGTGGCCGTCTTCGTCCATGGACATGATCTCGTCTCCCATTTCGAGCGAGAGCTGGTTGACGAGGTGTCGGTAGATGGCGACGTTAGCGGCCGAGTCCCTGATCGAGTCGAGGATGGCTTCTTCTGGTGTGATGTCGTCGACGCGTAGCCCGAGGCGGTGGGCTTGCAGGTTGATGTATTCGGGGAGTGCGTGGGTGATTTGGTTAGGTGTGGAGCCGCCGTGGTTGGAGCATCGGCCGACTCCGGGGTGTGGGGTGCCTTTCCCGGCTTTGTTGCGGCAGGATTTGCCGGAGCGGGTGGTGGCTCCACAAAGGTTGGTTCCGTGTGTTCCTGGGCCTGGCATAGCGTCAGGTTACCAGGTAGGTTCCATGGCCTACGCTCATTTCGTCTGGTTCCATGGCCTCATCGCCTGCCTCCTGGGTGCATTGGGAACGGGTC